TACGGTAACAAAATAATTATGAGTAGATGATGTATCATTAATGCGTGGTGTTTTTAATGTAGGACTCGTTAATGTTTTATTTAAAAGAGTTTGACTAGCTGAATCCAACACAAGATTACCAGAAGTATTTGGTAAAGTTATCGTATTATCTTGTGTAGGATCTTCAGCGTTTAAAACTGTTTCATTAGCGTCATCAGTTGCACCCTCAAATGAAATACCACTACCAGCAATAGATAATGTACCTGTTAGAGTATTACTATCTCCACCAAGTTTATTATACAATTCAACAAAATTTTCATTAATCTTTTGCCCGGCCTGACGAAGTGTATCACCACTTCCATCATTAGCAAATGTGCCAGTTGATATGTTCTGACGAGTCATTGTAAACCTCTAAAATATTTAATCTATTTATATCTAAAAAGATACATATTCTGTATTGACGGAGAGATTAATAGGCCTATGATCACTAAAAGGCCAGTAAGCTATTCTATTATTTCCGTCTTGTAAATTTCTATTGTTAGTAAAATAAGTGGTATTATTGGTATCACCAACATATAATAAGTTTGTCTTAGCATTATTTATGAACCATTCTCTGACTTGCTTTGGAGTCATTCCAGGATTCATTTGCATTAATAGCGCAGCCATACCAGCAACTTGTGGTGCGGCCATACTTGTTCCAGTATAGTTAAGATACGCCGTAGTACCGCTAGAACCTCCACTAATAATATTTGTTCCCGCTGCCCAAACGTCAACTCGTGGACCTTTTTCACTTGAAACATTAGTAGCTTCTGAACTACTATACAATTGGCTATCCATATTTCCAACAACAATAGTATCATCACTAATATTACTGGCTCCTCGATTATAATATAATGGATTACCAGCGGTTACATTACCTTGAGTGTACGTTGATGTAAAATAATTATCATAATCTATTCCACCTTCAACATCTAACTTTTGGTACTGATTACCACCAGATTTTGTAACAATAACCCCTTCATCATGAAGTTCTTCCATCTCAGATTGAAATCCATATATTGGACAATTTATTCTATAAGATGAGTCTCCAATAACACCGTTAGAAGTTCCAGCTGTGTTTCCGACAGATGATCCTCTAAAATTAATATCAGCTATAATATTTGTAAGTACACTATTAACATAAGTTTTATGATAAGTTTTATATCCCCAACTCATATTTACAACGGTAGGACGTTTATGTCCAGTTACGGGATCTACTGATTTTTGTTTATGAAACTCTTTAATTGCATCAAACCAATATGTACTATTTCCAAGAGAATTAACAGGACAACTATATAATTGAGCTCCGGGAGCCCAACCAACTGTGTTTCCTCCCATAGTTCCTAAAACATGAGTAGCATGAGAACCTGCAGCAGATGAATAGTTAATAGTATTTGCTCCGCTCATATTTGGCAAAGTATTCCATTGCAATTGATTAAATCGAGTATCAAACTGCTCGTGGTTATATAGTGCTGCACTACCTTCATGTACAACTACATCAACACCTGTACCATCTAAATGGCCAGTATATTTTTTATCTGATCTTTGATCAGTTGTACTAGATCCCCATCCATTTGTTTCTTCAATATGACGAAGTAATCCCCAGTTATTTTGTGATGAACCACTACTATATCGAGCCCAATTACTTCTTTTATTGTACTCGAAATCTAACATATCATCATTCCACTCAATGGGAGTATGTACGCTATTAACTCTCGGATCAGATTTTAATGTCTCTGCTTCTTCGTCTGTTAAGGCCATATTGAAATGGCGTTTACTTCCAGCACGAGCATCTACTATATCAACAGATCGAGCTGGAACATAATCGTTTCCAGTTTCTGCAGTTAGTTCATCTTTTAAAAGGTCTTTGCTTTGACCTTTCTCCATCGCGATGATATAATTTTTTTCTGACATAGTTAACCTATATAATATTAATTGTATTACCCATACTTGAATGTGATGTACACTGATAATAAAGTGTTGCAGGTGCACTCATCGGAACTTTAAATGTTATTGTTCCACTTGAGCTACCGTTATTTGTTACACCAGTGCTATATGCAGAACCACCGGCAGAGTTTCTAATCTCAAATGGATGTGAACCACCAGAGTTATTTACAAAATAATATGTTTCTCCACGTCTTAAATATAAAACAGGATCATCTTCTGTGGTCGGAAACCAATGGTTATCTGGATCTGAGAATGTATAATGACTAGATCCATTTGCTCCAAGAGTAAACAAAGAAGCTCCTCTTGTCATAGCTGTCCAGGCACCACGTTGATAGATCTCAAACTGACCATTATCAGTATTATAAATTATTTCACCATTAGATGCAGATAAGGATCCTCTTTGTGTATTAGTAAGAGAAGCAACTCTAAATCCGCCTCCAGAAACAGTAACAGATCCGCCAACTGTCATATTGATATTAGATGATGATGTTAATGTTGGTGTTCCAGCAGTACTTGTTCGAATAGAATTAATAATTAGACCGTCAGAATCAAACTTACCAACGTCTGCACCTTTGACTTTAATATCAATCTCATCGTCGTTACTTGCATGGAATGATGTATCACCATCAGCATCCATGATTAATTCAGTTCCATTCATATCAATAGATGAACCAGCTGTAACATAACTTCCTAAATCACTAATTTGAGATTCTGTAATCGATAGTGCAGCTTGATGCGCTGTTACATCACCTTCTGTTACGGTATAACCTGTAATATAAGATTGTAGATCACTAATCTGAGATTCTGTGATTGATAATGCAGCCTGGTGTTGAGTTACCGAACTTTCTGTAATATTACCATCCGGAACATTAGCCCAAGTAACTGCAGCCGATAAATCGTTTGTTTCTGTATAACTTGTTAAATAACTTGATAGATCTGGTGGAGTATATGTAAAAACACCAGTGCCGTTATTATATGATAAAGTAGGTGATCCTGCAGCAGCTGTTGATACACTGAAGTCTGAGTAAGACAGACCTCCACCTCCACCACCGCCACTTACATCGGCTGCTGCGATAAATAATTGTTGAGCGGAATCCCACTTGAGAATCTGGTTATTAGATATGCCAGATATATTAACATCTGCATGTCCACCTATACTACCAAGTCTAGCAGCAACATAGTTAGAATCAACAAGCGATATTGTTTTAGCAGAGTCGATTCCTGTACCGACGTCACTAAAATTAGCTAGCTTTACCCAAGCTCCGCCATGTGCCATATATCCTGCACCTTCGGCGTGAACATGCGCAAACATACCATGATATGTCGTTGCATTTGGTAATGCACCAGCCGAATCATAGTTATTTGAATATAATATTTTCTTTGTTCCAAAGTCAATATCTGAATCGCCTGCCAAAGTATTTAAATTTATATTACCTTGCGAAGCTTGTGCAATTGCAGTAACTGCAGCTGAATCTAAGTCAGCATTCTGCAATGTGGTAAAGTTGGCATCGAGTTCGACGTGGGTCAATGCCGTCCCTTTAGTATTTCGTAATGTGATTGCCATTTTTTACCTCTAAGTAAGTTCTACGTAATCTGAGTCGACATAACCAATTGTCATATAGCGTGGATTTCCAGCAGCTGAGTCATAGAACCAGATTGCCTGATCGAACCTTTCTATATCGTTACTCATTCTCACACCATGCTGATCGTACGCAGGTCCTTCTTCTCCGTCTGAGTAGAATGGTGCAAAATCTTTTGCCGAATCATCAAATGTCGGCGAGTTAATATTCATTGCGTCATCTATTTTACCGTAAGATGCAGCAAAGACATCAGCCGGCATATTTGCATAATCACCAACTTTTGCTTCGAGATCAATACGTTCTACCACTGTATCTGAATCTCCATCGTCTGGAAGAATACCGAGTGTTTCTACTAATCCATTTGGTATTGTATAATTAGCTATACCCTCAACAAATAGCGGGGGTGGTGGCTCATCAATATTATCTGGCATAACCAAAAGTTCAGAGTTTGTAGACGGAAGCTCAAGAACAACCTGCCCGCCTAAGAAAAATCCAGCTGGATGTACAAACTTTTTATATAAATCTTTCCACGTACTTAGCGGAATAGATGATTTAATAAGAACAGAGAATATTTGATATAATGCACTATCTTGAATAAATCTAAGAGATTCTGTTCCTATTTGAGATTCACTTACAATAAAAATATTATTCTTTGGATATTCTATTTCAACATCTAATCCATAGAATGCGCGAAAGAATCCTTCTGCAGAATACTTTGTACCTTTGACCCTATAAAAATTTGCAAAATTGCGAAGTACTTCACGTGGTTCACTGAAATAAGTTGAGTTAGCACCATCTGCAATAGTAGCAAAGATATTTTCAATATAATCTAAATCTGTCGATTCTAAATCATATAAACTATATAAATCTTGTAAGGCATCAATAGTTCCATCAGAATCCATATAATCATAATAACCCTCTAAGAAAGTAATTAGATTTGGATAGGCGCTAGCATAATATTGAGGTAATACCTCTTTGATACTATATGATCGTAAATTTAAATTAGATCTATTATAATCTGGGCCGTGTGACATTTTAATATCCGGATGATGGTATGCTAGGCGCTCTTACATATGTGTTTGCTGCCCCAGTTGCAGATGTAGTTACGCCACTTCCACCACCTAGAGTAACATCCGTTTGTTGTCTGTCTATTCCACTTGTAGCAAATGATGGACCTTCGTCTAAATCTAAAATATAACTTCGTAATGGTCTAATCGTCGATTGGTTTGCCGGAGTAGCTGATAGCTTAATAAAACTTACACCAGCAGTAATAGCAGTTGGAGCAAATCCAGTTAAATTAATTATACCAGTTAATGCTTCGTAAGAACCAACATTATCTACTTCAACTTCACCCACAGAATTTACAATTTGAAGTTTAGTTAAACTTAAAGCATTTTTAATAGAACAAACTTTACCATTAAAAATAAATGTAGATGAAGATACGACAAAATCTGCAGGATCAGGTGATGCTAATTCTACCGGAAAATATATTTTATATGATGTAGATTGTAATAGATCTGGAACAAATCGCTGTTGTAATTTTACTGATGCGCGAGAGTTAAGAATAGCATCGCTAATATCGTCAACCTGTCCTAATAGTTCAGATCTTCTAAATATTCCACCAAATTGTTTTAGATTATTATTAACATATGATTGTAATTCTGCAAAAACGGCTGACTCAGTTGATTTAACAGTTTGTCCGGTTAAGTTTGGATCAAAATTAAATGTTAGAATAATTTCGAGATAGGTTGTTTCTGGATCTTCAAATACAGTATCGATAGAAAGAATTGAAAGATTAGTAGACACGTCTTGTATAATTGAGTTTTTAACCGCTGTCTTTTGTGCTTCAGTTGTACCATCTTCAAATACAAGAGATGCATATACTTTACCAAAATCTGCTGGTACGTTATCTTCACCACCCCAAGCTATAGCATCTGTTACAGTTGGATAATTTCTTTGTATTACTGCCCGATAGTCATCAGCTGTTACAAGTCTTTGTTGTGCTGCAAAAGAGATAGGAGCATTTTGCCTAATAGATTCTATTGATTGTCTTGCTCCACCAACACCAGATGATGCAACGGTTGTCACTGTTAAAGGATAATTTCCGACACTTGGAACACTTACCTGTGCTCCTGGTGCAAATGTAGAAGCATTATTTGCTGCAGCTCCTACGCAAGACAAATATGTAACTATGATTTTATTACCAGCTTCCGGGGATTTACCAAATGATATACCATCACCAAAGTTTAATTCGTAATATCCATTAGGAGCTTCTGAGATTTGATAGTATCGTGACTGAGAATTAACAGTAGTAGCAGTCGTAATTGGTGTATACGATATGAATGATGAACTTGATGGTGTTTCATAGACATAAACTGCCGCAGTATTAGTATCAATAGTTTCATCTTGAATAACATATAATTGACGTTCTCCTACATCACCGACAAAAAATGTTTTTTGTTTTTGTACACCTTCGAATATCTGTATTGTAGTTCCACCGTCCTCATTTAAAAACTGATAGAAACCTTCGCCATTATCTGTCGCCGTATAATCTTCTAATGTTTGAAAAGTATATGTCACATCATCAGCATCAGCAGTAAATGTATATCCAGCACCTAATACGATAGAGCTAGGTCGACCTGCAACTCCAGCAAGATTCATGGTTAATTGTACTTCAGCTCGTGATGCAGTACGCGATCTTGGCACATATCCTAATGTAGCAGCATGAGATACAACCGAACTACGTAATTGCGCAGTTGTCAGAAATGATTCATTCAAAGCGAAGTTAGCAGTCAATGCATTATAATGTGTATTATATGCAAGTACATCTAAGATATTAGAAAGACCTGACGCTTCGAAATTATAGTCTTCAAATTCTGGTTGCTTTGCAAGATACGTTTTCAAAGAGTTTTTGATATTATCAAAATCTAATTTACTATTTTGTACTGTAGTTGCCATATTATCTCAGCCTTGATAAAGATGTGGTTACAGTAACAAGTTCTCCGACATTTGCGATACCGAATCGAACTGTTACATCTATTGCGTTATTATCTGGATTATCTGATACATCTATTTTGTCTATTATTGCTCTTGGTTCATAGTTATTAATAGAAGCAACAATAGCTTGTTCTATATCAAAAGCTGTACCATCATCCATATTTTCAAAAAGAGCATCTCCAATCCCACCGCCAAAATTAGGCATAAATGGTTTTTCAGTTGTTCCAGTCGTTAATATATTTTTTACCGCTTGCTTTTCAGCAGCGGCATCAGTTTTCTTAAATATATCTCCATTTGTCTTTGCATTAAAAGATAGATCTATGTCTAAATAGTTTTTAGATCTGGAAGTTACAACACTAGATGATGTAAGATTTCCGTCTTCTACTGCAAATGCTCTTGTTGCTGGCATAATTTATTCCAAATAATTTGTACTATTTATAATGTTTAAGCGAGGATTTCTATAAGTTCCCCTGTAGTTTGTATTGATCCATTATACCGTGTTTCTAGTTGTTTAGAAAAAGATCCCTTGTAAGTAGAATCAACTTGCGGCATTTGTAGTATCACATGACATTCTAAAGATCCATCAACATTATATCTGTCATAATCTAATATCAGTTTCTCAAATAATATACTATCTTTCCAATACACTGCTAAATCAAACATTGAGGCGTGATCAGGTATACCAGCTTCATTTAATAATTGATATACGACTACACGTCCTTTTGTTGCTAAATCATTAAGACCACCAGAAACAAGATTTTCTTCCGGACCTTTTTTGTAAAGTCCTTCTACTACAATCAATCGTTTACTTGCAAATTTTCCTAAATCAGTATTAACTGTATTCATTGCCATAGCTTGTAGATATAACTGACGTGCAATTTGTAATCTTTCAGCATTATCAGTAATATGATTCATATTTGTTTTTTCACCTACACCACCTAAAAACTTTCCTATCGATACACCTCTGGCCAGTTTTGTCCCCGAAGATATGAATGGAGCATTGTTCGGATTATATACAGGATCCGGTACAATAGTTTTAATGCCAGGATTTGGTTTAAAATATGAATTGTAAAAATTAAAATCACTCATCACCACCTCCACCGTTTGGACCAATAATAGTATTATTTTCTGCTACTGTCGGAGAATCACTGGCACTTCTACCTGTTTGCTTAGGAACACCCTTACCCAGAGATTCTGGATTTAGTTTATTTTCAGCTACTTGTTTTGCTGTAAACTCTTCATTATTTCTATTATTATCATCTCTGAGTTTGGATCTAACTTCACCGGTTGTTAATGGTCGATCACTTACGCCACCTGATAAATCAGTTTGATTAATCATTTTAAGTAATTCACCTTCTGGATCTACTTGTACATCTCTTATTCCAAAGCTAGACTTCTGATATGTAGTTGCTACACCAGCATTTGGTAAAGCCGTAGCCTTTATATCATCGGCAAGCGGTGTTGTATTAATTTGTTGACTTACGTTATTCCATCCGTAAGATGCACTACCAGAACCAAGGCCGCCTGCAGTCCCGGCAGCAACTGCTCCTGCAGCCTGATCCGCAACAATAGCTTCATCGGCTCTACCAGTTAAATCTCCATGAAATGTTATAGCAGTCATACTATTCGTTGCTGTTATATCTCCTTCAACATCGATACGTTTTGCACGAATTGTATCAACGTTAATTGTACCTGATCCGCCTTCACCATCTCCGGCCCATAACGTATGACCGAGATGAATATTATAAAAATAACCAATAATGTTTTCACCACCAAATGTACCCTTATCACCAAAGACTGATAAGTCTGTTGCATGAATATTTGTATTTGGTGACGTCATATTTTGACGAACTTCTGAAGTTATTTGTTGTGCACCTGATGAAAAGATTCCGATATCACCTTCGACTGATTGTTCAAAGTTACCCTTGACCGCATGTAAGTATCCACCGAGAGTTGTATCTGTTTTCTTCTTTGCAACCGTAGTTGACTGATGGCCTTTGACAGTTAAGTTATCCTGAAGTGCAATGTTGCCCTTACGCGCTCCATCTATCTCTGAGATATGATCTCCGTTAATAATTTGTAGTTTATTACCTCCAACACTAAGATTATAATCACCTGCAACATCTACATTTAAATCACCTTGATATGTCATATGTGCATTACCCTCAACAACCACATGCTGATCGTTTCCTGCACTGATCAATACATCAGATGTACTGCTTACAAAAACAGTACCGTCAGGTTTTATTTCTATTCCTGCACCAGATTGGTGTTTAATAAGAATGCGTTCATTAGTAAGTGTATCATCTAATTCTATTACATGACCACCCGGTGTTTCAAATACTTGATTGTTCGGATATGTAGAATGTCTTCTTTTTTCTTCTTCTTGCGGCGGAATATAACTGTATACTGGTTCTCCGGTAATTGCA